TTCTATTCTGAGAATAGTACACCTGAGGTGCTTTGGTTTTGATACTGTCATTGCTTTCGGTAGCAGCAGCATTGTAGATGCTCTGTTGTAGAGATGCTGTGACTGTTAATGTCTGTTCTCCTCCGTTTGCATCTGTGTAGGACATACTGAATGATATACCTTGCATATCAGCTGGTTGAACTGAGAAATTTGAGTTTGCACTGGTCCTATAATATGCTCTAAATCTTCCAGATGGTATGTTAGAAAAGTTTCCATCTCCGAACACAAGATCCACCGCGTCATTGTTTTTGGTCACGACATTGTATATGTCTCTCACATCCGATGATAAACTATTATAGATGACATTGTTTCCACTAAGGTCAGGTACTTTGGTCCAAAATTTTTCTATTTGTCCAAAATCGTCCAACTCATATAACCACACATCGATGTTATTAATATTGTTAACATTAATCGATTGAACATAATTGGTTGTGGGTTGAGTGATAGAAAATTCATAATTGGCCAAAGATCCCTGTTTCAACAGAGCAAAAAATCCTGTGTTGGGACTGGAATCACCAGATCCATCGTTCCTATAAACATAAGTGAATCCTGTGCCTGGCACCGGTGCCTGTTCATAGATAGATTCTGAATTGGATATCGTGGCTGGCACTATTTCAAAATTTCTTGCGATACCACTTATGCCTCTCGTGAATGTGAACATTGGCACATCTGTGTTGATAGAATTCACTGTATAAATTTCTGTTTTGATTCCGCCTATGTTGCCTGCTTCTTTGGCTTTGCCAAATAACTGTCCTGATACATTGGCTGCATTCAGTATAGTGATGAATTGTTCTCTAGCATTAGCATTGGTAGAATCATTCCACACTATTGTAATATTGGCCAAACTGTTTCCTGAGCTGTCCCTAACATCCTGTGTAGTGGATACTGATTGAAATTTTAAAAGTCCTGTGGCTGGAAGATTTCTTTTGGCATTGTAATTGATTAATCGTGCCAATCGTAGAATACTGTTTCTTCTAGAAGCAGTTTCTAAAAAATTTTCTCTAGCATTTAGATCCACTCGAAAACTTAAACTCTGAGCAATGTAAGCAATAAGATCTATGAGAGCAATATATTCTGAACTCTCAACAAAATCATTGAAATCATCAGGATAATTTTCTCTAAGATAGGCAATCATGGTCCTTCTCAGTGTCTCAAAATCGTAAGATTTAAAATCAGCTTGTTGGAAACTGGTGTAAATTTTACGCCAATCTTCGGCTACTAGCAATCGGTTTTGTCTATCAGTAGTGGACATAATTTAATACACGGATATTTATGGATATTATTAAGTGCGTAGATTAAGACAGGCGTAAAAGAGAGTTTTCGTCGAATGAAAATGTTAATTTCTCGGTAATATTGTAGGGCACATAGGTTATAGTGGCTTGTACAGCAATGCCTTTTTCAGTTTCGCTCACAGTGATATCAGATGAGCTAATGCGAGGATCAGCATTTAAATTTTGTGTAATGTCATCTGCTATGGCTTGTTTCAATGAATTAGTCAAAGGTTCAAATATGCAATCATAGATTATGGTTCCAAATTCTGGATTTTCTACTCTTTCCCCCTTGCGTACACTCAGTCGATTGATAAGATCTTGTTTGATTAATTCAAAGTCGTACAATCTAAAATTATTCTGGTCAGCTCTAGAACTGAAACCTTTGAATACCTGCGTTAAATTGCTATTTTTATTTTTATCTTCGTAAGCCATATTTCAAAACTCCTAGAACGGTGATGAGTATCCTCCGAACCCAATATCAACAATTCCTCCTATGTCGGGACTAAATCCTCCTCCAAAATTAAAAAAGTCTGCCACACTTGATGCCACTGATCCCAGCAACTCGGTTCCTCCTGAAATCAAACTTGTTATGTTGGTCATAGAAGTGATCTCTCCTCCAATGATGTTTCTAAATTGATCCGTCACAATACTTATACCTTGATTTATTGCTGCAGTGCCTAATCCTTGTATTAATCCTTCGGGCGATAGATTGGCTAAATTTATGCCAGATATTCCAAAGTTGCCAAATGCACCAGGGCCAAATATATCTCCAACATTTTTGAATAAATCTGGCAATCCTCCTCCAAATACCTGAGGATCCACAAAAGAACTCAATGACTGTGTTCCGTAATCAGTGTACATAGCATTGCCTGCCAGCAAAGATGCTGCATTTCCTCCTGCCATGTCATTGGCCAGTGCATAGGTATCTATACCGTCTCCGCGGAAGAAGTCCTTGACAGCAGCGGTATTTCTGTCAGAAAATATAGAGTCAGCAACACTTCTGGTTACACTATTGATAGAATTGTTTATGATGTTTCCCACTGTGGCGTTCACTGCATTTTGTGCTGTGGCTGCGAGATTGCCAATGACATTACCTCCAGGCAGATTGTTTATTACTTTACCCATGTCTCCTATGCTGTATAGCACTCCTGCCTGATTAACAAAGATTTGATCTTTGAAAAGATTGCCTAGTTCTCCCCCGGCTGCTCCTGTGATCCTGCTGATCACTCGGTTGGATACATCACTGATTCCCGGCAACAATGCTCTGCCGGCCAGTGGTCCCCCATTTGGTAGATTGAAAATGATTGGATAGTTCTGTACAAATTCTCCAGCAGTTTTCTGCAAGGCTGCAATATCTGTAACAGGGATGCCAAGTTTTTTAATATATTCTTCCGTATCCGCCTCCATCTGAGCAATGCCGGAGGTACCTCCTCTGAGCCTGTTCCTCTGTTCAACATAGCCCAGCGTGCCCGGTGTGTTGGCGTCTTCTCTTCTGCCCGCGGATGTGAATGATTTAATATTATCATAATGCCATAGGAATGGTTCATGTGTGGGCACACGCATGCCTGACATGCCTGGTATGCTTCTATCTTGTTTCAGTACACCAACAGATCCTTTGAGTACTGGAGTGACATCTGGAATTTGTATTTCTCCTGTGCCTGTTCCGTGTGGTTGATTGAATCCTGTTCTTTTCAATGGCTGAAGAAGATTTGGATCTGCTGGCATGCTGTTGAAATGTACCTGACTGCCCACGAGATGAACTTGTCCAGACGCTTGATGTATCTGCTGTCCACCAGCTGCCTGAGTATAGATACCCATGGCTGTGCGTAGGCTGTAATAACCTTCGTTGACGCTGAGGTTCATGGACCTGCTGGCCAATTGATTTATAATAGATCCATCAATGCTGACGATACCTTTGATGGTTCTATCCATTGGATCCTGTCCTAGATGTTCATTGGCCTTGATTTTAATATTTCTATTGGCGTACATGTTGATATCACCTTCTGCGTGAAAGTTTATGTCCCCTCCAGATCTTAGGTTGTAGCCTTTTTGGGCATAGATGTCCACGGCGCCATCTCCGCTGAACTCCATCCACACTGTGCCTTTGGCGTTGGCTAGGTACATTACCCCTGCGGTATCATGCATCAATATCTGATGTCCTGAGCTGGTTCTTAGTCTTATGAGTTGATTATCACCTTCAGCATCTCCATCATCCATAACAAATGTATGTCCAGCATTTCTAACCACTGGTATGTCTTCCAGTGCATCTACTGGTCCTAATTTTGCTTTTCTTCTTGCAGGATCCACTCTGCCTGGAGTACTGATTCCAAACACAGCACTGGGGCTCTCTCTGCGTGCTGAGCTGGTGGTGGTTCCCCGCACTGTGTCTTGGCTCAATCCTTGATTTCTCAATGTGTTAGCAAAAGGATGAATGGGTTTCCTTAACCTATCAGTACTGCCTGCTCCTCCGCTGAAATTATATAATTTTCTGTTTACTTCTCCTGCTGGCACTATATCTGTGCCATAGATTTCTCTTTTAAGATCTTGGGTGGTATCTTCTGATGATGTTTCTCCTACTGTATCTTTAGATGCTGCTATGCCTGGAATCATGTGATTGGTTAATGGATCTTGTATGCAGCCAAACCAAAAACCTTGAGATACTTTGCCTTCTACAAATATAACCAGCACTCGGCTGTCTATGTCTGGTGGTACCATCCACATTCCATAAGAATGAGCTCCATCTTGATAATCACCTACGTCGCCTGCTGTGCTGCCAGACAATGCGTTAACGCTCTTGGCGCCATAGAATGGCATAAGGTATTGTACATCGTAGAGCTGTCCAGCGAAGCCCTCATTGACTCCTGATAGACTGGGTATCAACACTCTCAATCCTCCCATCTTCGAAGGATCCACGTTATCTTTCACTATGCCAATATAGGGACCGGGATTGACTTCGGTGTAAGTGGAAGTCCTGTTCTGCCTATTGGGTGTGGATGTATCGCCTGGCATTATGCTCCTCCTGATCCTGATTGATTAGCTGCTTGTATTCTAGCATCAAGTTCTTCTCTGGTTGATTGAACCACCCCGCTTAAAAAACTCTCTGTTCTATTTTTGGCAGCTGTAAGTATGTTTATATTTTCTGCCACATTGATTTGATTACCTTGCTGATCAAATCTAATTAAACTCAGAGTCTGTGTAAATTTTCCTTGATCAAAATTGCTCGTTACTTTGTTCACTCTATACAGTCCGCTAAAAAACACGTTTTCCGTTGATTGAAAATCCATCACACCTTTCTTCTCATTAATATCTGTGGGAAACCTAAAATCCAATGTAACAAATGCTTCTGCTTGATCATAATTGAAACACCCTAGCTGTTTGTCCCAATAAAGACCTTTACGTCTTGCCACTTGTTCTGATACTGTTCCTCCCCCTGATTCTGTTGGTGTAGTTTTTCTTTCTATAGGAAGATAATTTTCCTGTCCTATGAATGCGGGATCTCCCATTATGGTCATTTCAACATTGACCATGTCTGCTAGAGGATTGGTTAGATAATCCATAAATCCGTCGACAGCCGTCCTGCTGCCTCTATCTTCTGTGGACACGTCTTCGTTTTTCTGTGTGGTAGGATAACTCCTCATAGGCAGCATAGTTTCTGGATAATCTAGATTTTTGTTGCCATATCGTCTGGCATATTCTATCAATGATAAATTTTTTACCTCGTTGGCTGTTACAGCATCTTTCCTTGATCCATCCAACAATGTTGCTTGATAGAATCCCATATTGTAATTAATTTTTAAATCTAGTATCTGATTGTTCTCTCCTGTGTATATATATTTGTAGGCTTTTATTGCTTTCCTATTCCATGACGGACTACCACTGAGTCCTGGAACTGCAAAATTTAGTATATGTATCCTATAGGGAATTACTTGAAAATGTATTATTTTAGAATGCATTTTGGTCACTCTATCAAATGCCTCGGTATTATATATAGAAGTTTTAATTTTGAACCATGGCACCATGAAATCTGGCATTAGTTCGGCTGATTCTTTGTTGGTTATTTGTCCTTGTAATTCTTGTGCTCCTGCTACATCTTTCCAATACTTTTCTACAATCTTGTCTATATTTCTATACTCTTCTGTCTGTAGCACAATATCTTGTATGATTTGTCCTATACTTTGATTTGGTCTAATAGTGAACTTGTAAGACCCTGGTCCTGGGCTGCTCTCATCAAATTCAGAGTTTCCGCTGGCTTCTGTGAACTGACCTACTCCTGGTGCTGAATCTATAATATACTGATCTAATGTTGCATCGGTGTCTCGCAACCCGTATTTTAATTCTATCTTTTGTTGTTCATTTAAATTCTCTTCTAAAAGTTTTAGAGCTCCGTTGAGTGTTTGTGCTCTCTTATCCACTCCGGTGAGTTGTTTCTCTTTGGGCGAAGAGGTGTAAGATCCGCCTGTTCCTCTAGTGTATAAAAATTTATCTGTCATTGCAAATTCATTCCATGCCATTGCCTGTAACTCATAATTGGTCCCCCCGGCATCGATTGTCATTTCTATGCTTATAATTTTTATTGGTATATGTCTAGCGGTTATAACCTCTATAGGATTTCCTTTATTATCAAATCCGCGGAATTCTATTTTAAGCAAGTAAGGACAGTCTATATAATCTCTATATCCATTATTGAATGCTGCCGCACGTAATTTTTCAAATAGTGTGACCCCAAATGGTTCTTGCAATGTCATGTTCAACGAGTTAAAACTTATTAACTTTCTTTCTTCATTGGCACTATTTTGTCCTTCTATAGTGACACTTTTAAAAAATATGTCATGTCCTCTTTTAAGTATTTCGCTAGATGCTTTTAAAGATTTTATTGTTTCTGTTTTTAATGTATCAAATGCTTTCGTATCCATCATTGCTGCTGAACTAGATGTTTGTCCTTTTTCATTAAATGGAGAATAATTACCTTCTTGACCTATACCTGCAGATTTAGCAATAATGTCTCGTAGTCTGCTTTTGATTATAGTGGTAGGATTTAAAAGTTGCTCTCTAGGTATTGTGGATAGTGTAAAAAGAGAATTATAAGAAGCGTATCTATCTAAAACATTCTCCTCGATTGTTGTTTTCCATTTAGTATCTCTAAGTGGGACACCTGTCATAGCATCTAAGTTAATCGTCATGTTTATATGCCTAGATCACTTTTAAGGTTACTTAATTTAGGCAATTGTATTACTTTGCCTGGAGCAAAATCATAGATAGGATCTTCAATCACATCGGGGTTTCTTTGAGCGAATACCCACCATAATCTTGGAGTGCCATACAAGTCATAGGCCAGAAGATCTGGTCTATAGGCATAGATCCTATCAACAGTATAGGTGATGTCATCAGGATCAGCAGTTATGGTTCTAGGTACCAAAAAATCCAAACTGATGTTATTTTCTAAAGTATTAAAATATGGAGATGTATTACTGTACTGGGCCATTAGATGAATCCTACCTCATTATTTCTTCCGTTAAGACGACCATTAACAAAATCTTTCATATTAAATTTTTTGATGGTTTCCTTAGAATATATTGGTTGTAATTGTAGAGTCACTGTGCTCAATGCTGGCGCCCAGGTGTTGTTCCGGTCGGGGTTAGCAACCACTCCTGCACTTAAATCACTATACAAAGAATTTAAATTTACTCCACCTTTTCCTACCATAGGACTTTGTGTGGTAGAAATATAATCTACGTCGGCTCTCATATCCACATTAAAATTGGTCACTACCACAGGCACATTATTGAACACATAACTGCCATATCCATTCAATTGTAGGATCGGTGGAGGATTTCCTTTTAAAGAATCGTTCTGTCCACCAAAGAACATTTTGGTTACAGATCTAAAGAAATGTAACATGGCTACCCAATATTGAGCATCTTCATAATTTTGTACAGGAAATTCTCCTGTAACTGTAAATGAAGGTACCTCACTGTGAGCATAGGCATAGAAAGGATAGTTACTATGAGTCAATGCCATAGGATTGTAACTGGCAGCATGCTGAATAATAATACTTGGTGTTAAAGGAAATATTACTCCTCCTTCAGAAGCTAATGGCCAAAGCACATCGTTGGGTGATTTTTGTTTACTGTCTTTGAATTGCTGTCTAGATCCTCCAAAGAATATATTGTTTAAATCACTCTCTGATGGTAAAGTAACTTTCACTCTAAAATCTGTTGTTCCGTTTCTTGTGGTCCATGTGGCATGTGTGTTTAATTGATCTGATGCTTCGGCTCCTCTGCCCAGTCCTGCTCCAAATAAACGATTTAAAGTGGGGTTGGAAGAGATAA